TAAGCGCGGTCTTGGGCCAACAGGTTGCATTCTCTATTGCGGAAACTATATCAGCGATGCGGGCGTCATGCGCCATATCCGCGATCGAGTAGCGCAGGACCCGAAAGGCATGGTGCGTGATATTCCCGTCATGGATCGCATTACCGGCGAGATTGCGTGGAAAGATAAGTACGTTCATACCGATGAAGAAGCCGCACAGATCAACACAGACCCGCGGCGCAGGAATCGTCCCGTCGTATCGCTTGAAGATAAAAAGCGATTCTTGGGTGAAGCGCGCTTTGAAGCGGAGATGATGAATAGTCCCGAATCTGCTGGAGAGTTGGTATTTGATCGTCCAACGATTGATCGGTTATTGCGGAGCGTACAACCTGTGAAGCTTGATAACGGAGGACTCCATGTTTGGTATCCGTTCAATCCCTCGCATCGGTATGCCATTGGTGCTGACACGGCGGAAGGCGGCGGAGGCGATAGCAACACATCGTGCATCATAGATTTTTCAACGACACCGAATCGTCAGGTAGCATCATTCGCATCAAACATTATTGAGCCAGACTTGTTTGGCCATGAGTTGAAGCGTGAAGGGTATCTGTACGGCGAGTGTCTTATCTGTCCCGAAATAAATAACACTGGCTTCGCAACTATTACGGCGCTCAAGGGCGTGTACAAGATTCAGAACATCTATCGTCGTGAGGAGCAGGATAAGATTAAAAACCAACTGACCAAGAAGATTGGCTGGCGAACCACGGAAGGGAATAAGTATTCGATCATGTTGGATTTGAAGCGTGCGGTTGAAGACGGCGAGTTATTGATACTTGATAAGCGAATCCTTGACGAAATGCGTGAGTTTACGCACAACGATATGCGTGGCGTTACGGGACTTGCAACGCGACACTTCGATCTTCTTAAAGCGTGTGCGCTTGCATGGGCTATGCGGTCATTGGCGAAGGTGAGTGAGCGAAATGCCCCCGAATATAAACAGCCAGCATACGAGGGAGCTTCAAACTTTGAAGGCACTGGATTCCATAGGCAGGAAGATGATGGCATGTTCAATATGTTTGATGAGAACCCATCCAACCATGAAGAATAAAACTATAACCGTCATATGCCAGAACGAAGATTGTCAAAGACACTTTGAGGTTGAAGATTCAAGATTCGATCATGTGCGTATTATGAACCTTGAATTGGCACTATGCCCGTGGTGCCACGAACCCCGAACTATCAATTTCTATCATCGCAATGTGATGCAATGTCCGGGCTGTAATTTATGGAAATATCTATGGGCGTTTGAGGTGAAATGGGCTGGGCCAACAAAGTATTATGATCGCTGTGTAACGTGCCGTTCTCGTGGAATAGATAGCAAGGACAAATTGATATGATATTACTATGGCAACAAAAGAGTATTTTCGTGAACATCATAGAAAATATAAAGAGAAATACAGGGAAAATAATAAACGATACCATCATCGTATAAGGATGTCAGTTATCGGTATTCTCGGAGGGAAATGTAGTCGGTGTGGGTTTGAAGATTGGAGAGCATTGCAGATAGATCACATTAACGGAGGAGGTTCTAAAGAAAAAATAGCTTGCACAGTTCATTATCAATCAATGGTTATAAAAAGCGCTATGAATGGAGAAAATAAATATCAACTTCTTTGCGCGAATTGCAATTGGATAAAAGGATACGAAAATAATGAAACTGCTCACGCATAATAATTAAATGGAAGAACCCAAGAGCCGAATGAAACGGGCAGTTGATATTGCTATGCGCCAGCTCCAAAATTCTTCGGAGTTAAAAAAGGCGCGGTTCGCAAAGATCAACGAAGCCGAGATGATGTTGCTTGGTAAAGTGAAGCAACGTTCACGCACATTATTCAATGTGCCATTGCCTGTGCTATCGGGCTTTTACGATAAGATTTGCGCTGATCTCGATGATCCGTTGCAGGTTAAGGTAAAGAACACCGCAAGCAAGAATCTCATCGCTATCAGGGGTATAAACGCTTCATTCAGTATTGAGAGAAAGTCATTGCGTCCCGAAGCGCGCTGGGACTATAAGGATCGTCAGGGAAGAAAGTATGCCATCGCTACCTCGCGCGCCGTGCATAAGATTTATTCAACCGAAGGCCCGTACCAGAACATTTTACAGACTACTAATCCTTTTTATTTTCATTGCCAAGGCCGTTTGAGCCAAGGCGCGGGTATTTTAGAGAATCATTGGTTTGCTGGCGAGGAAGCTGTGATGAAAACCAAGCGCAACCTTGTTGATGGTATGAAGGAAGGAATCTATGATCGTGATGCCGTTAAGTTATTGCTCGAACGCTCAAAGAATAAAGACTATCTTGACAAGTTGAGCGAGTTTAGCACTGATATGGACGCGCATTTCCGCGCACTCAACATGGACCCCGATGCAAACAACTATGTTGGTGAAGTAACGTTCCAGTTGTGCGAGTGGGTGTTGGAGTTAGATGGTAAGCGTCATTATTTATTATTCGATCCGTGGACGCGCACTGGGTTACGCCTTTGCCCGCTTACCGATATTCAGCCATCAAACCTTTACCCGTGGGTTTCATACACGACCCATGAAGACGATCAGAACTTTTGGACGACCTCAATTCTTGCCGATATTCTCTATCCTATTGCGGACAGCATCGTAACGCTCTTTAACCAAGACCTTACGAATCGCGCCAAGCGCAACATGAACTCACGCTATTACGATCGTGAGATGGTGAAGAACGTGGCGAAACTTGATGAGGCGCAGTATCGCCCAGATACCTTGGTTCCTATTGAAACGTTTGGCGGCACGCGTAAGATTTCCGATGGCGTCTATCAATTCACCACACCAGAACTCACTGGCACTGTTGATCTTATTAACTGGCTCACGATGTTTACGGGCGAGCAGGTGGGATCAGATCAGAATATTCCTAATCCGAAGAAAGGTGGTAACAGCGCGACGAATAATATTATCTTTGCGGAGATTCAGCAGTTGTCTAAGCGCGTTGATTATCGATCTCACTCGTACACCGAGGCATGGGGCGAACTTATGTTGCGCTACATTGATGGCTTGAAAGACAATTTGAGCGACAAGGAAGCCATTGATATGCTTGGTCCCGAACTCGGTTTTGGTTTCAAGGATGCTTTGCGTGAGGTTGATGTTACGAAGGATGACATCGCTATCATTTCTACGAAGGAACAGAACGCCGAAGATGCTATGAAGAAACAGCAGAAAAACGCCGCGCTTGATATGATCGGCAAAGACCCAGTGCTTGCGGCGCGCGCGAATCCTGAATGGCGTTTGGAGAAGGTATTGGCTGATGTTGGTGGTTGGGAAAAGGAGGAGGTGGAGGAAGCTATGGACTTGCGTGGTATGGGTGGCGAGCAGGAACAGTTTGCAGAGGCAGAGCTTGCAATCAAGATTCTGTTGAAAGGAGACGAGCCAGATCATTTTTGGAATGCGACCGTTACATTCCAGCGCAAGCTTTTGGACTTCGAGCGTCAGCATCACGTTGAGCTTATGAAGAAGAAGCTATCTATGAAGTTCTTGAAGTACGTCCGCGATCACGCGCAGACTGTCGCCGAGAATATGGCGCAGTTGGCAGTCCGATTGAAGCAATCACAGCAGGCGGCAGGAGGGGCGGGTGGCGCACAGCCGCAAGGAAAGCCCGCTGGAGGCGCACCAGCTCCGCAAGGCGGCGCGGCGGCATCACCACAGCCGGGCGCACAGGTTGGACCATCTCAACCCCAAGTAGGGCAAGCCAAAGCATTACCAACCGTTAATATGAAACGATAACCATGGCTGAAATAATTGTTGTAAAAGAAAAATTGAGGCAGTTGAGGGCATCAGCAGACTGGGATCAGTCCATGCTTCAAATGTTTACGATGTGGGAGAAGCAGATTGATTGGGCGGAAGATAATGAAGAATCATTTTATCGGATGCCTAAGGTCGTTGAGCTATCAAGCATCCTAGAGGAGCGCTTGCGCTTGATAAGCCAGCAGATCAATAACAATCGTGATTTAACGACCAATCAGCGTCAGCTCTTATTCATGGAACGCGACTTAACCGAGATTGAGTTGGGAACTTTTAGATACGCCGATGCGGTTGAAAGTATTGAAAAAGCTATTGATTTCGAGGCAGAGATTTTTGCCAAGAAACAAAGTATTGAAGATGGAATAGATGACGAGGATAATTTGTCATAATAATCATATGAAGAATAAGAAACCAAATGCGGCTTCGGCTCCCCATAAAGATGAGAAAATGTCTAAGAAAAAAACATCTTCTGTTTCATCTAAGATTAAAAAGGTAACGCACGGTCAGCGTGTGCCTCGTAAAATGAACAATCTCAATGGCTACTAAACGATATAGCGATCCTGAACTCGGAGCGATGCCAAATGTTAATGCAACGGGGCTTAATGAGGCATATGCGGCCAATAAGGTTATGAAGAAAGTTACCGATCGCGTTGGTAGCAAGCGTGTTCCGCGCCAGACCGCGCCTAAGAACGCAAGCACCAAGCTTATTCGCACTGGCCCCGCAGTAACTCCGCCTAGCAATGCCAATAGCACGACGACGGGTGTTACTAATAGTGCTTTAATGGCATCCGCTAAAAAATTATTAAGTAAGTAACATGCCTTTCGTATCCAAAAAACAAAACGCATGGGCGCATACGAAAAACGGAACCAAAGCATTGGGTGGCAAAGCTAAGGTTAAAGAATGGGAAAGCGCGACTGATTATAAAAATATTCCTACTAAGAAACATTCCAAAGATATGAAGCGGCGTCTGTCGAGCGCCGGCAAAAAAAGAACCCTTTTAAAACGCTAACATGGCTAAAAACCAAGTAGTTGTCTATCACAAAAAGGCGGTTGCTACGCACGGCATGACCCGCGTGTTTACGGACGGCGATGAGCCGGTAACGGGACACGGAAAGGATTATCAGGCGCACGCGGCAGAATATGCCACGACCCATGCCGCGAATGTAGATCATGTGGTTGGCCTCGATGCAAAAGCTGTGGCGAAAGTCGCAGACGCAAAGAAGGTCGCCGCAAAAGCAAAGGCAGGCGCTAAGCCACCTGTTGATGTTCCCCCGGCTCGGTTGAAAGACGCTCCGAAAGAATAACGCATTGGAGGCACGACACCTCGTTAAAAACGTGTGGCCATCGTAGGCACGGAAAAATGTACGAGTATGGCGCGATTACCATAAACAAAACGCTTTCCGCCCTGTCAGGCGGGGTAATAAATAAGATACATCTACAAAAAGATGGACGATCTCGAAAAAAATAGGCGTGAAATGGGATTAGACGACGCCGACGATCTCAACGACATCAGAAATGATGACGAGGAGGACGAAGATGAATACGAAGACCTCTTTGAAGACGACGAAGATTCCGATGAGGATGAAGACGGCGAGGACGATGAGGATTCGGATGAGGATGGCGAGGGTGATTCGGACCCGGACCGTTCCAGCAAAGGCATATCCCCAAAGAAGTTTGCACGGGTTAGGAGCCGTGAAGCCGCCGAAAGGCGACGCAGGAAGGAGGTTGAGAGTGAATTAGCACTCGCCAAGTCCAAGCTGAAAGAACAGGAAGATGCCGAAAGTGCAAAACCAGCTATCAGTGATGAGGACATTAGGGCCGAGGCCGCCGCTATGGTTGTGTTTACCGGGAAAGAAACGGATGAGCAGAAGAAAGCAATTCTTGCCACCGCCGAAGCCCAGTTGCGAAGGATCGTGAATCTTGTCGCAAAAGGTAATAAGCCGCCCAAGGAGTTGAGCGAGCTCAACACAAAACTTAGTGAGTTGCAAGATAAACAAATCTTCAACGATGAATGGGACGATTTCTCTGATAACATTCCGAGATTGTATCCCAACCTCAACGCGACCCCGCGACAATACCGACTTGCGCGTAAGGCGATGGATCGCCTCGCACACGCTCCGAAGTTCGCGGACAAAGATTTCGAGTATATCTGGTATAAAAACCGCGACATATTCGACCAAATCTTTCGCCGTTCTCGGTCTCACACGTTTGAATCGCGTGGCACCGTAAGAGGACAGGAAGAAAGAGGAGGAGAAAATCGTTCTAAGCGACCAGCGCGTGATCTTTCCCCCAAGGAACTTGAAAAACGGAATCAAGAAATTGAAGGGCAAGCACATGCAATGGAGCGAAAGAGCGGTTGGAACATTATGAATCCCGACGGAACCCCCGTGGAATAGATTTAGTGCCTTCTGCTTAATAGTTTCCCTTAAATAAAAAAGTGGCTAACACTTATTCGCTAATGCAGGTATGGGATACCAAGTATGAGTACACCCATTTCAAGCAACCAGTGTTCCGCGCTTTCGCCGACGAGAAATATTCTCCGGGCGTGCGTGAGGGTGCGACGTTCAACCGTGAGTATGCGTCCGATCTTGTCGTGAACAAGATGGGTGCCGCAGGTACTTACGCTGTACAGTCGTTCACTAACACTCTCGATACAGGAACAGTGAACATCAAGGAGGAAACGTCCATACAGATCGTGGAATGGCAGAAACTCCAAGACCATCTCCCGACCCAGTTGAAATACACAACGAAAGCGGCTAACGCCCTTTGGTTGCAGGTGGACGCCAACATTCTTGGCACGATGGCCGTTAATGCGGCTTCGATCATTGATGATTCCGTCATCAATCCGGGCGTCGGATTGGCAAACAATGCGTTTACCCTCGGCGTTCAAAACATTATGTCCGTGTTCTCGGCCGGCATTCAGCAGTTCCAACTGTTGAACGTGGTCTATGACCCGAACAAAACGCTTCCAAAGGATGTGAAATTGGAAACAATTTCTGACATGCTTGCGGCGGCAATCTCCCCGCAGGTTTACAACTACTTGGTGCAGTACATCGGAGGTAAAACTACGATGCTCGGCGACAAGATCAGTCGTAACGGCCACGTCGGAGAGTTCATGGGCTTCAACTTGTTTGTCTCGAACCAGTTGATGTGGGAAGGTCAGTTGTCAGTTGCGACCCAGCCGGGCAATGGCGACACCTTCACGCTCTTGAATGGTGTTACCGTTAAATCGGTATCGCAGGCACTTACCTTCACATTCGTAACGGGTTCGCTCGGAACGACTGCTGGTAACATCCTCAACACCTCGGCGGCAACAGCGGCAGCCAATGCGGTGGCTGCCTTGAATGCTCCGTATACCACTACAGCAAACTATTTCGCTTACACACAGGCCAATTTGACCGTGTGGCAACAGAAGTTGCTGTACAACACGACCGCGACTGTCGTGAGTTCCACCACTATAGACATTCAGGTCAATGGTGCTGGTTCAGTGCCTGTAGCCGCAGTTATGACGACCTCGACAAATGGTTGGGTTGCCAAACAGCAGAAACAGCACAATTTGTTCGCAACGTCCAAGTCAGTGTCGCTTCTCATGCAGGCGAAGCCCCACTTGTTCTTGAACCCGGTTTCTGGCGCAGTTGCCCGCGACTTGGTTACTTGGGACTTGTACGGCGTTAAGGTCTTCTACGATCAGTCGTTCCAGATCATTGACGTTCAGGTAGACTGCTCGTCGTTCGGTGCATCGGGTGCGCCAGTAAACCAATTCAACTAGAAACATGAATACCACCAAAGTAATTATCATCGGGATCATTACGGCGCTTGTTGTATCACTGGGCGTAGGTGGATTGGTATTACATCAAGCGACGCAAAGTAACCAAACTTTCGGAACGCAGGTGCAGAACGATCTTTGGTACTTCACCGGCGGTCTTCGCATCGGAACGCAAAGCAATTCCTCTTTAAAGGCAGTGCAGTCCAATGAAAATACTGCTAACTCTGTTACCCTCGGTGCATTGGGCAACACAACCTCATCGCAGGTTTTGACGACCCAGATTAGCGATCCTAACTTTAAAGTTGGCGATCCATGCATCATCGGTGGCACAGGAAGTCCAACGGCATCGGGAACTTACATCGCCTACTTTGGCGCAGAAGTTTCCACTACGACGGTACAATCAAGCACGGTAGATTATGTAGTCGCTAATGAAACGACCACTATTCAAACGGTGCCGACGAGTACGATCAAAGTAACCTGTTTCCGCAACTAGGTTCTTACTCTGTCCCTCAATAAAAGGGGGACAGGGATAAGAACCTAATCCAAAGGGTCGTAATAAATAAAAATAATAAAATGACTACCAAAACATTCACCACAATCATCATTGCATTCATCATCGTTCTTGCATCGTTTGTTTTCCTCGGTTATGCGCTTATGCACCAGAATGTGCAGACCCAAAACTTCGGTGATAGCGGAGTGCCGACCAATATTTCAAATCAAACTTCTACAGTTGTTACTTGCG